ATTTTATAACCAGAAGCACTGTGTTGAGCATTTAAAGCTGAAGTAGCATAACTACTAGCTGACAGTTTATGACCTGATGCAGTCTCTTTGGCTGTAACAGCAGAGGTTTTAGTAGCACTCGCAGATATTTTATAACCAGATGCGCTATGCTGTGCATTGAGGGCTGAAGTAGCATAGCTACTAGCAGATAGTTTATGTCCAGAAGCACTTTCTTTCGCTTCAACCGCGGAAGTTACAGAACCACTAGCAGATACTTTATAACCAGAGGCACTATGTTGAGCATTTAAGGCTGAAGTAGCATAACTACTAGCTGACAGTTTATGACCTGAAGCAGTTTCTGATGAGGTAACGGCCGCTGCCTTACTAGCTGAGGCTGATATTTTATAACCAGATGCTGAATGTTGAGCATTTAGTGCAGATGTAGCATAGCTACTCGCTGAAAGTTTATGACCAGAAGCACTTAATTTAGAGTTGATAGCTGACTGTTGAGAAGCACTTGCTGATAATTTATAGCCAGATGCGCTATGCTGTGCGTTAAGAGCCGAAGTAGCATAACTACTTGCTGATAGTTTATGGCCCGATGCCGACTCTTTAGCGGATATCGCAGATTCTTTAGAGGAGCTTGCTGATAGCTTATAGCCAGATGCCGAATGTTGAGCATTAAGAGCTGAGGTGGCATAACTGCTAGCATCTATGCTAGCCCCTGAAGCTGTTTCTTTAGCCGTGACCGCAGTACCCTTAGAACTGCTGGCAGATACTGCATAACCTGAAGCAGAATGTTGAGCATTCAAGGCTGAAGTAGCATAACTACTTGCGGATAGTTTAGCTCCTGATGCTGATTCTTTGGCATTGACAGCAGATGTTTTAGAGGCACTTGCTGATACTGCATAACCTGAAGCAGAGTATTGTGCGTTGAGAGCACTCTGAGAGTATGAGCTAGCACTTAACTTAGCAGCACAAGCCGAACTAGCAGAGGCTAGGGCTGCTCCTGCATAACCTGCTGCAGTAAGACTATATCCACAAGCTGTACCTGCGAAATCAGTAGCATTACCCGCATAAAGAGAAGCGGCAGATTTTGAAGCAGATGCAGATTCTCTATAAGTTGTAGCTAGACCAGCATCATAAGATGCAGTTAGTCTGTGTCCAGAAGCTGTTTCTTTGGCAAGCTGTGTGGCACTTTTTGATTGATCCGTCTCAGTTCTTGAAGCACTTGCGCTTATGTTATGACCGCTTGCGGATTCTTTGGCAAGTTGTGCAGAACTTTTAGTTTGGTCTATAGCTGTCTTTGTTGCGCTTGCCGATATTTTAAGACCTGAAGCTGATTCTTTAGCACTCTCAGCAGAAGTAGCGTGACCACTAGCAGTTACTGCATAACCTGAAGCAGAGTGTTGTGCGTTAAGAGCTGAAGTAGCATAACTACTTGCGGATAGTTTAGCTCCTGATGCCGACTCTTCATAACCTTCTATAGTTGTTAGCTTTCCTGAAGCACTTATAGCGTATCCAGAGGCAGAGTGTTGTGCACTTAAAGCATTGTCTCTATAACTCTGTGCATCAATTCTTGCTAGATCAGCCGCACTCTTGCTAGATGACACTGATACGGAGTTGCTTGAGGCACTATGTTTTGATGCAAGTACAGACGCTTGTTGCGAAGAGGCATTTTCTTTAAGAGTAACAATTAAGTTATGTATACTACTAGAATCTACATAAGTCCCTAAAGAGGCAGATAGAGATTCTAAATTAGTATCAACTGCTAACTGAGTGGAGGAGAGACTTTGACCTGCAGAATTGTATATTTTTGAGGCTGTTATAGTGCCGGACGCTGAAATTACTTCGACATCACCAACCTTGAGCCCATTCTTGACCCTAAAATGCTTATTATCAACCGCCACGGTTCACTCTCCCCCTTCGGCCTATCCTCCTTTTTGAAGATATTTTAAAAATTTTGATAAAGTATATAAAATTTAATATGTTTTGTCAAGATATTTTTTTAAGCTGGTGCTCTAAAAGACTCACTCTTTACAGTAACCTTTCTAGCAGCTATTGCATCTGTAAAGTTTGCTGTTACTGTTAATGCGTCTGTTCCTGTTCCTCCAATGGTTCCACTAAAGGTCACTCCTTTCTGAGCTCCTGTGAACACTACACCATATTCTGTCATATCAACCTCGGTATTAGCATCATCTTTGGTTGCCAATATCTCAGTTATTAGAACACCAGTACCGTCCCAAACTTGTATAAATAATTTAGTAGATAATACATTTGCTCCTCCATTATATAAAGTGTAAGTAGTTTCTGCAAGAGGACAGTTAATAACCTCTACCTCAACCTCACATTCTCTAATTTGAAGAGTTGTTTTAGGATCTTGGTTCCTTATACCTGTCTTTCCAGTCTCGGCTATAAATAGACTGCCCTCATTAAGATCACCCATAGAGTCTGTAGTTCCTAAAACAAGTCTAGTACCGTAAGCTGAAACTGTTGTAGGGTAGGATCTTATGTAAGATCTATTATACTCATACTCTCCGCTAGTATGATTAAATTCTAGTCCACCATGAGAGTCTAGAGACAGATTTCCTGTTGTTAGCCTCATAACTGCAGGATCCGACCAATCCGTTTGACCCATTATTTCAAAATCAGCATCTAATGCTGTCGTTAGCCCTCTGTTTATGGCTGTTCTTACTTTACCATCGGGACATACTTCTACTCTAAGTTTAGTGTCAGTATTGGAATCGATTGGGGTAATAGTTTCCTGATCATTAAGAGCCATAGAAAAGAAAGCATATGCAGATTGATTATTTCTAGTACCACACTTAATATGACCTCGAATAGATTTAGTATTGAGACCCGGATCGCCCTCGTCTCGTAGGTTTTCTGAGAAAATAAAGGTTGGACCAATCATCGAAGACCATTCATTCAAAATAGCCTGTCCATAAAGCTCAAAACTAGCTTGACTTGTTCTAGGTTGTTGTACTGTACACTTACCCCTGAACAAGGCTCCTCCAGTAGAAAAAAGTTGTAAAAAAGCCCCTGTTCCTTCAGGAGAGAAGTTCATTGTATTACCTCCAGCCGAATGCTGAGTATAAATCATTGAAGGGGAGCCGCTCCCATTAGTGTTTGCAAAGGCTATACCACTTCTTAAGGCACCTCCTACAGTAATATAACCGTCGTTTGAAGTAGTATGAAATATAGCTGTTGGATCTATATTGGTAAAAGTACCATCGAGGACTGGTTGTTCTACAGAAACTGTAGTTCCCGGTGCGTTGTTAGTTACTATCAGCGCAGCATTTTGATACCCATTGTTTGCCGCCTTAATACTTACACTTTGATCACCTGAGTCAATATGGACAAGTCTATTGTCGTTCATATCAAGAAAGTCTATATCTTGGTCAGCACTGATAGTTTTAATTTTTAGTGCATCAGGGTCGATACTCTCAAGAGTAGATTTAAAAACTAGTTTCGCAGGAGATTGTATACCTGTTGGATTAAATAATGCTACAGAATTTGCATCTCCTGAGTCATGTGTTACAATAAGAATTTCATCTGCACCAGTACCGCCGGGATCGGTTCTAGCCATTAGACCAACGTCTCTACCACCGAACTCAATAGAAGGATTATCTAATGCTCCGTCCCCTACATGAAACTTATTAGTTTTTAAGCCTCCGAACGCTTCCCAATATAAGTTAGCTGCATCATTATCCCAAAGGAAAGTAGCATCGGCAGGTTCGCCGCTTAAACCAGTTCTATCTACAATAATACCTGCACCATCTACTGTACCAGAATCTGTAGAGCCGTTTGCTAAAGTAAGGGTTCCGTTTGTTACAGTTAAGTTTTCTTGAGATACAGTTGTAGTTGTTCCTGTAACGTGCAAGTTACCCTCAATAGTAACTGTACCAGAAGACCCGCTAGTAGCAGGATCAATAGAAAAATCGTGAGGAACCTGTAAATCTGCGGAAAGAGTAAGACCTTCAAAAGACTGATCCGCCAAATCACTTTGAGAAAATTCTCCATCTGCTTTCACAATGAAACCTTTACCCGAGTCTACAATAGCATCAAAGATACGTTTTGTCGGAATAGTGTCAGTAACACCCCCAGTAACAGTAAGTTCAGAAGAATACCAGTAATTTCCTGCACCGTCTTGAACTGATGCAGGGCTAGTGCCATGTGTTATATATCCCTGGGTATCTACTGCAGAGTTTGCATGAGGAACAACTGTAACCGTACTATGGATAGTATCAATTCCAATAATATTTGATTCCAGAGTTTTTGCGTAGAAAGTATCGGCAGCAATAGCCGCTGAAGATGTAACCCTAACGACACTACCACTGGTGATAATATCTGATGGGGTTGAACCAATTAAAGGAGTTCTTCCAGTTAGTTTGCTTTCTATTCTAGTAGGTATTTTGCTAAGTGCGGTCGCTTCTGTTGTTGGAACAGGATCTACATCTGCAGAGAAAACAAGATTATCTTTTCCTGTCATCGCAACTTGGAAAGCAAAACTTTCAGATGCGTTATCAAGGTAGAAGTAAACTTTAACAGTGCTTCCTGTAAACTCTTCTCCAGAAGCATTAAACTCTTGCAAAACTTTTGTGTTAGCAAGTTTAGCTCCCGTAACATTAGTAATTGTAATTTTAGTCGTTACATTTGTAAAGGTAGCAAGAACATACTCACCTTGCCTAACATCTCTAGTAAGATTATCTGTGTTGTTGGGAAGTAGAATATCTTCTTCATCTACATTGGTAACACCCCCTCCAGTATTTTGCAATCCATTCATTGCAAAGTTGAATCTTAAAGGGTTAGCTTTTTGACCGTAGTAAGAAGCTGATTCTGTGTGAGACATCTTTAATACTGGAATACGAATTTTCTTAGTAATAGAGGTATTTTCAGTAAGAACAAACTTTTCAAAAGTACTAACATCGGAACTATCAAAGTCTGCTGTAAATGATTCGGAGTACCTATTAACTCTACCTGATAATTGTTGAGCAAGCTGTGTTAAGGCAGCAGGAGTAAAACCTCCTCCAGTAGAATCAAAAAATAGATTATCATCCGTATCAAATAACTGTAAATTGTTCGCAATTACTTTACCCTCTTTTGTAACTCTAAAAGGGGCAGAGCCAGGAGTATTGTCTCCTGCATACATTCTATAAACGTCGTTGGCACCATCAAGTGCAGCATAGCTACTGGGTATAATATCTCCAGTGGCATCTTTGGAATATACTGCAATTTTTGAAGTAGCTGCGATTTCATTACCTGTGATAGTACCTGGAGTAAGTTCCGTTGCAGTTACAGCGTTTTCATTAATAAAATTAGTTGTAATAGATTCTGCGGCTACTTCACCCTGGAAGGTACCTGTCGCTCCACTAATATCTCCAGAGAAAGAGGCTGTACCGTCAGAGTTTATGAAAAAATTAGGACTATGAATACTGCCCTGACTATGTAATATAATTGCTCCCCTTCCTTCAGACAGCCCTTCAATGTATCCACTCGGAGAGGATATTCTTGCTAAAATAGCTGCCGAATCAGACTCGGAAACAGCAGTAGTACCATGAATAACACCATCGCCCAGTGTCCAACCTCCTACATTACCTTTACTGGCATTTAAAGTGCCTTTAAAGTTAGCACCATCCGCTGCAGTAATATAAAACTCAGGACTATGAATAGAACCTTGTGAAGATAGCGTGATTCCGCTGGCAGTATAAGTACTAGTATCTGCCTGATCTCCTGATTTTAGGGACGAAACGCTAAGAGTCCAATTAGCAATAGTACCTGCTGATGCTTTTATTACACCACCTGGAGTAACACTAAATGGAGAGTTTTGGAACGATGAGCTACCAAGATACATACCTGAGCTATCAACGCGGATTGATTCATCTCCTCCGCCAATAACTGTAACATTGTCTTGTATCAGAGTATTATTGCCCGCCCCAGGAAACGCATATAAACCTTGTACTTCACCTTCTGTAAGAGTTTTCTTATAGAGATTTACTTCCGTTACTTTCCCGTAAAAACTTCTACTTTCAGTGGTATTTTCCACCGAAGTTTCAACATCTGCACCGATGGCAAAAGGACGTGGGTCGGAAGTAGTTGGTTGATAATCATTCACAGACCCAATATATAAACCATCTGCGTATACTTTTAAAAGGCTTCCATTTGCGGTTATAGCAAAGTGATGCCACTCATTATAAGTAGGAGCTTGATGAAGTGTTATAGCCTCCATTCCTCCATTACTACTCTTATAGTGTAGTTGTATAGTCTGGCTAGAGTCTTGGGCATACATTAAAGCAAAGTATCTATCTCTATCTCTCGAAATAAGTCTCGCTCTTTCATTTGTATCGGAGTCATCCGGTGCATTATTTTTTGTAGATTTTGCCCACAATGCGACAGACCACTTACCTGTAGACATCCAAGAATCTGCTTCGGAGTCACTTAATAGCTCTATACCCGTAGACCCAGTAAGCTCTACAGAGCTTCCCATAATAGAATCATCACTAATAGTAAATCCAGTACCTTTTATTTCAGGTGTGGAGCTTCCTCTTGCATCTGTTACTTTTCCGCTTATCTGAGTATTTAAAGGGTAGTAATGTGCAAGTCCGCCATCTTCATGTGTAGGAGGTGCATCAACCTCTGTAGCCCCATCTTTCTCTAAGAGGTTATTTAAGAAATATGATCCGTTTGTTAGTTTACATATTTCCGCAATAACAGTATCACTTATTCTATTTATACGCAACCCCGAACGCTTAAGAGCCGAAGTAGAAAGAGTATAGCTATTATCAAAATTATCTAGGTGTAGCTCTGTGTCGCTTACAACATAGTTTACAGTGCCTAAGTATGTATCTCCCTCAGGTATTAGCTCTAAGGTTTTTGTTGCTCCATCTCCATGAGCCGCAACAGTTCCTAAAGTAATTCTTGTACCTACAGTTCCTGCTTTCGCACCTGCTCTCGTTGTATGTAATCGTATTTTATTAGCTTCATTTCCAGACTGGTCTTTATCAATTGCTTCAACATAGTAAGTAGTATTATCCACTAATGATCCTATAGCAGACCCGCCTTTTTGGTCATAAACTGCTGCGGTTCCGCTAATAATAGGGAACTCGCTTGCATCAATATCAATACTGTTATCTGAAGTATTAATATCTCCTCCACTTGTATGAGAGTAGAAATGAATAAACTTTTTAGCCGGAGCTTTTAATATATCACCTGCTTTAATATCTGTTAAAAAGCTAGTACTGTCTCCTGTTACTTTTGAAGTATTTCTTTCCCTAAATACAGTACCCGAAACAGAAACAAAATCAGAATCATTAGTTCCATTTCCTGTGCCTGTATCATACCATCTTGTAATCGTATCACCAAAACCCGAAGTAGTTTTTTCGTGATACTTGATAAGTTTCATCTTATCTAAGGTTTCTTCGGGCTGATGTAGTATGTAGTGAAAATCCTCAATAGTTGTTGTAAAATTTTCCCCATCTCTAACAGGTACCGACGCAATAGCAGGAATGGTAGAAACATCTTGAGAGTAAACGCTTTGCTCTAAAGACACGCTATCAGTATGAATTGCTTTGGGGTGTTTAGGAACCAGCGTATATTCAGTCTTTTTAAATCTGTACACACCTCCTGGCGTGATCATTGGTTCTGCATTTGAAAAACCTCCAAGAGGAAGCATTAAAGGTAATCTAGGTATCTCTGCCGCAAAATCATTAGCAACAGTAATCTGTCTAGTAAAAGGAATGGATCTATTTTCAAACTTATCTACAACTATCAAAGATATAAAATATTCCCCTATGGGTACATTCTCAAACTCAAAAGATTGAGCAGTAGAGGGTATTTGTACAGGACTGTCAATTCCTGGAATATTATGTTCCATAACATAGTTTCTAATGTTTTCGTACTCAAAACCTGCAACATCATATGCTTCTGATGAGGGGGCTTTCCATCGTACTGTTATATTTCTTCCTGCCATTATATATTCCTTTTACTTACTCTGTTATGCTTAGAGAAAGGGCTTGTATTTGTGGTATTTTTGGTTCTTTAGGTAGTTCATCCATAGGATATGCTTCTACTTGTAAAGTGTAATCTAAAGAATCAACAGCTTCAAACTTTTCATTAAAATGCTTTGCGGCTGAGATATTGAACATTGAATTTTCTTTTTCTTCTATTGTAAGTATTTTGTAATGTACTGCGGATTCTTGAGTAGCAAGACTATCTTCATCAAACTCTTCTAAAACCCAAATTGTTTCTAAGTCGGGCGTACCGCTAAATGACCCATCAATACTAATACTACTAACAGTAGTGCCTATTTGACTAGAAGATACATCTTTGGTCTCTACTCTAGTATGAGGAGCCCAAGAAAGATGCAAAGCATTCAATGTAGTAGTATTCGCTCTAGCATTTGTAGCTTTTGCTTCTGTGTCTATAGCTTCTCGATTCCATTCCTGAGCTGACTCGTCATAAAACCAAGCATGAGTAACTAAGTCTCCTGCATTATATGTTATAGGGTTGCCATTAGTTGTTGTATTAACTGAAGCAGTCTTCTCAACCAAAAAAGCCCCAGGAGTTACTAATAGTACGCTTAATCTATAAGTATGTCCTGATTTTAAAGTTACGGGACTATCTAAAGATACAGTATTTGAATTAGTTACTCCTGTATTAGAAACCCTACCACTATACCGTACTCTTGCTCTGTCTGAGTCGTGAATACTGATAACATCTCCAGGCACTAAGAATCTGGCTGCCATTGCTGTTTCGAATGTAACAACCTCTGTTTGATTCAAAGCTGTCCACAGCTTCCATTTACCATAGCGTTTTGCTTGACTTTCAGAAGTACATCCTACTGCGTGCGCTTTTTCAAGTATAACTTTTCCTGTGTCAATAATATTTAATTTATCTTCGCAGAGCAAACCTTCTAGTTTATAGTCATTTAAAGGATTATTCCAACTTACTAGTACTTGGTTAGCTCTGGTTTTACTTCCTGTACTTTCATATGAAAAGTTTCCTTCTACAACATTTGCTTTTGAGAAGTTATATACAGGATCTTTTGGGTGATCTAGTACAGGAACTATTTGACTATCAAACCAGTATAGCATACTTCTAAAGCTAGTACATAAATCTTTCAATACTTTATAAGCATCTGCTTGTTTTGTAAAATAAACATTGCAAGTAAATCTAGGCTCTAAAGCAGGTTCATCTTTTCCGGTTTCTACCATTTCGTCACAATATCTGGAAATTCTATATAGAGAGTAAATATCTATGTCGGTTGCCGACATATAATCTCCTAATCCGTATCTATTATTTGTAACTATATCATAAAATATCCAAGCAGGATTATTTGTATAAACAGGTTCTGCTCTTAAAGACCCATCCCAATCTTGATAGCTAGCGGTTATATTTCCGCTGCTATCTCTACTATAGGATGCGACACCGTCATACGCCTCGTCTCTTGTAACATAGTTACTAGGAACTTTAACTAGTAGACCTTTACAGTGATAAAGTCTTTTTGGCATTTCTCTAAATGATGCTGTATTATAGGTTACTTTTGCATATGCTGTATAAGGATATGTAAGAACGTCACTAATTATTGCTGTACAGGGGCCAATGTTCGCAGGGCTAGTAGGTCTTAAACCGCCTTTCAGTCCTTGCTTCCACTTTGAGCCAGATACCTTATAACCCTTCTTCCCATCAGAAACCGTTTTTCTTTTTATATGTATTTTAAAGTCTATAAAAGGAGCGAATCGTTCCATTGCAATATCAAAAGTAAATGTTATAGAATCTTTTGTACCTTTATTTCCAGGAAAACTAACCTTGTGTATAAGGTCTTCTACTAGAAGATATTCTTCTGTCTCGAACTGGCTTTCTCCAGGATTCTTAAACTGTGCACTTACTGTATAGACATTAACCCCACCTTTTACTTTTCCATCATCATTAGTTTGATAAAACCCATTAGGATATTGTATTGCTATTCTAAGGCTGTCTATATTTCGTATTTGTTCTGGGGATAGACCTAGACCGCCTTGATCCGCTGATCCTGTAATAGTAGTAGTTTGTACGCCCGTGACCCCATCAGGTATATTATCTCCAGTAACAAAGTCAGAATGGATCTCTAAAGGTACTGGCATTTTTGGGCTTACAGTAATGTTCTGACCACCATATCCTACAATAGAAGGTATTCTGGACTGGAACAAGTCTCCAACCCTAAATCCAACACTTCCGCCCTTAATATCAGATTTTGAGTAATCCACTAAAAAATCTTCCTCAGGATCACCTTGTCCTAAATCAATTTCATATGTACCTGTATCCCCTGTCCAGTTAGCGGATAATTTTAAGTTTTCCATATCCACAAAAGTTTTTTGGTCTGCGGAGTTATTGTTAGGGTAGTAAAAATTTGATAAACTAGAAGTGAAATCTTCCCCTACTTTTCTGTGTCTAAACTCGATAGTTGCTGGGCCTTCATGGTTGTAATGTACAATTCTAATAGGGTAGTATTCTCCCGCTGTTAATTTTTTTGTAGCGGTTACTGTTTTAGGTGAATGACGACCCCATACATTTATTAAAGCATTTTTTAAGTTTCTAAGAGATTTATTACTTTTCTCATTAGTATCTCTATCGATGCTCGCAGAGTGACCTAACCACATAGCGGCTCCATCGTCAGAAGTTATTAAAAACTCGTATGTACCCGTTTCTGGAGGTCTAAAGTATCCGAACCAAATATAATGACTATGATCTCTTTCGTAGCCCTTAACAATAGAGGACACATCCTGCACAGTAAATTTTCGTCTCCACTTTGTTTTACCTCTTCCCGAAGTAGAGGTTTGATCTTCAAAGGGAGGTCCAAAAAAGTCGTAACCAGTTTTTCCGCTGTCTGAGTTTGTTTGCCAGTCTTTATGCCCATAACTGATTGTTGCCGTAATTCTGTTCTGATTCTTCTTAAGCCTTTCCTGTCTGAAAAATGCCTGAGTTAATTTACCTTGAGAAATTTGATTACCAGTTACAGAAGTTACTTCGGATATATCCACCAAAGCATCAACCTCTATAGTATAAGCGCCCGCAGGCATATTTAACAGTCTAGAAGAGTCTCTATCTCCGATTTTTATATGAGCTTCTGTATTGCTTACACGTTTAACTATTGTAATTTCAATACTTCTATTATTCGTATACGAAGTACCTTCTAGTCTTGCAGGAACTACAACCTCTGTACCCGTATAGCCCTTCCAATCATCAACCATGGAGTCAACAAAGTCTTTGCCTCCGGTTTTAGTCGCTTTCATTATACCAGGAAAATCTTCTCCTAGTTCGGACAAGTTTACATTTATTTTTCCCTGCCCGCCTCTAACTATCAAATACTCAATCTTATCTTGAGTATCCCTTAGTCTTCTTAATGTTTCTGGAGCAGCATTTAAAAGGGTCGCTACAGAATCTCCATTACTTAGTTGTATCCTTGTAGAACCTTTTGAAGAGTAGTGTAATCCTTTTCCCGCATCCATTATACCTCGTTGGTCTAAAAATACACTTGCAGGGCCTTCTACCAACCCGAAGATTGGTCCTTCCGAGATTACGTCAGTAATAGAAATATCCGTAGTTTTACCTGAACTACTTCTAGGAATGGCATTATTATTTGCAGCTGCCTGTCTTCTATCTTTTGCTGATATTCCCATTATTTATTTCCTCCAGACGTATTTATAAATGTTGGTGTTATATTATTATTTTTATCTACAGTCATTTTTTGTAATCGTCTTCCTCTTCCTGTGAATTGGGTTACTGATATAGGCATTCCTGGAACCTTTAATTCTCCATATAGTACCGGAATCGGGTCTCCTTCAAGAATATTTTGAGAGTCTCCAGAAAATAGATAGTTTGTAGGCTCGTCATTATCAACTGAAGGATCAGGGGCTAGTACTTGTTGTATACCTGTAATTGCTAAGTTTAGTGCCATACTATTTACGGTATTAGTAATTGTCGCGGCTTTCATACCCAAGAAAGTACCTTCTGCGGCGGCAACACCTTGAGCGGCTGCTGCTGCTGTTGCCTTTCCAGCCAGCCAAGGCCCTACTACTGCAAAAAGCACTACTGCTGCAAATATTTTTGCAAAACCACTTTTAGAACCTGCAGGTATAGTTGCTATAGTAATATCCCCAGGCTCTAGTGGCATAATTAAGTCCTGCTCTTTTTCTGCTTTTTGAGTACCGGATTCTGTCTCAAAAGTGAAAGCAATATCATTATCCATACACTCTAAAATATATTTTCTAAATCCTGGTCTATTTACATCTATACATTTGAGAGCATCTTGATACGAATTTCCCGCAATAGAAAACTTACTCCCGAATTTTTCCGCAAGTTCTCCTACTAAATATACATTACGCGCCATATCTATAAACTCCTGTTATATACTTTTTCCAAAAAGGATATAAACTCTCTCTGCAAGATAATCTATTCTCTGCATGGTGATAAAAAATATCATCTCCGAGATACACTCCACAGTGATCTCCAACATTTGCTTTAATTGTAAAAATAATTACATCGTTAGGTTGCATATTACCAGTTACCCTAGTATAACCATAGTCCTTTATGATTTCGTCTGTAAAATAGTCCAACCCCTTTTCCCACCAGTCATCTTCAAAAGCAGCTCTGGTAGGTATATCAATATTTTGAGAAGCTAGGTAATCTCTCATAGCTTCAAAGCAATCATTAACGCCAAACTCATACTGTCTACCATATAGAGATTTTGTTTTTCTCTGAGGTTCCTGAGTGTGTAGTTCCATGCCTGGATAACTAAATATATGATAAGGTATCCCTAAGGCATTGCAATATTTTATATCGTTTTCACTAGGCTTACAGCTACTATCAGGGTGGCTATGTACTATCCCTACAATGTCGCCTCTTTTTGCTATACTAATATACTCTTTAGAATCTATTATAAAATCTTCGTCCGAAGGTGCTACATTTGTACAAGCAAACCAGTTTAACTGACCTTTTATTACTGCTAGTACTCCACATCCCTCTCTAGGATAACAATCCTCGAAATGCTCCTGCATCTCGTTTAAAAATTGTATCATCGGTACTTATCACTCCCTGGGAATCCTCCAAAAGGTAAACTTCTACTTGTCCACTCTTTAAAAGGTACATTATTTGTTTTAACTCCAAACCTTCGATTACAGGAGGATAGCGTTTTACCACAAACATCTCCTACAGACCAGTAAGCAGAATTAGCCTCTGGCTCTTTATTAGCAGCACTAGTATGATCTACGATACATTTCCAAAGTTCTCCATCGTTTAAAACAAACTGACCTTTAGAATAGCTAACTGATGAGTTAGACCAATCAGTATACCCAAAAATTATTTCCCAATATCCAGTATCTTCTGAAGGTACTTCACCTTCGCTTTCTTCCGTAGCAACCCAATAATTTGAGTTGGAAATTACTACATCCCCTGTAAAATATACAAACCCTGCATTAAAGGCTGCCGCATTTGCAAACTCAGTTGTTGAAGTAGATATTACATAGTTATCTCTTTCTGTTAAAAATACATACACATTAGCACTAGCCCCATTAGGGCGCAAACTTTTCCAAACACATCCACCGCCACTGCCTTTATCATGTCCTTTATATACCCAATTACAGTATTTTCCAAGTACAACTCTAGAAGGTACTTTTATATTTTCTAGATCAAAAGGTACAGCTAGTTCGAAAGTTACTGCCATACTTGTTTCAGAAGCTACCCTATCTATCAAATAGGATACTTGTGGAAACTCTATAGGAGGAGTGCCTTCAGCCCCTGTTGTACCAGATGTTAAGTGATTCTGTAAGGTAGTTCTTTTTATTAACTTATACCCTACCAAATCTGCATATGTAAAATCTGCCAAAGCATCCGAAAAAGTAGTTAGTACATTCGCTATTGTTAGAGTCGGTCTATTTAGAGCGCCATCCGCTTCTAGTTTTTGCCCCTCCAAGTTCATTGGGAGAGCTGAATAAGTTCTTTCAGTATAAGGAGCGGTAGAATCTTTAAAAGTTATATCTACAAACTGACCTTCAGCATTTTCTTCTAATCCTGCATGAAAATATAAAATAGGTTGATCCGTTCTCGGATTAGTTAGCTGAAATAGCTCAACAATACTCTCAGATACTTGCTGACCTTGAGTAGTTGCTATAATTGATCCAGATACTTGTGTCATGCTTCATATACTCTTCTAAAAGTTGCGGTTGCTGTATAGTAGTTTGTGTAGTCATATGACTGACCAAACGTTTCACAAACTACCTTTATTGTTTTTTCGTTGCCCAACTCGTTTTCGTCAGGAATAGTAAAATCAAAGTTATCAACGCCATCCTTTGCCTTAAGAGTAGAAATTATTGCATCAATTTCTTCTTTAGGTCTAGTTGCGAAAGTAAGAGAATAAGTCTCTCTCATGTTATTAATTCCGTTTTTGATTCTTTGCTCGTACCCATCTCCAAAAGATATTTTTAGTACATTTGGTTTTAGTTCGTTTTTTATAGCTTTATCTGGAACTACCATATACTGGTTTGGAGATGAAGGAGTAGTTCCTCCATCTGACCAAGCTAAGTTTCCGTCTATTTTAAATCCTAGTGCCATTATGATGCTCCGTAAGGGTTAAGTATTCCGCCTGAACGTTTTTGATTTTGTAATTCTTTTTGTACTGCCACTGCCACTTTTGAACCAAGTGCTTCCATATCGGGAGCAGTACCTTTAGTTTCTGTAGTTCCATCTTGTGATATGTTTACAGTTACATTATTATTCTGATTATTAGCATTTCGAGGCATATCTACAGGAATAGATTTCCCGTTAGGTAGTGGCACCACTGCTTCCGTGCCATGAAGTACTGCAGGGTACCCTCTTTCCGATCCTTTAGCTACTCCACCTGTTGCATATCCAGGCATTTTATTTGATACAATACCTCCATGCCTAAATCCGAACAGACTTCCTATACCTCCAAAGATACCTCCAAAGATACCTCCAATTCCTTTGCCTAGTCCACCTAGTAGACCGCCAAGACTGTCACCTAGCCCGCCCAAAACACTACCTAAACCATCTTTCATACTTCCAAAAAGCCCTGATAAGTCTGTCCCTAAACCCTTAAATAAACCGTCTACGCGTTCCAAGAAGGGGGCGTCACCGGAAAAGAGATTCTCTAGACGAGCACCAAAAGACTCTAAAGGTTTTGTTATTTCTGTAGTGTCAGTACCTTTTTCAAAGATATCCCCTATAGGAGCGTCTCGTCTAGTATTAAACCCGCCCGTATTCTCTCCTATAGGAGCATCGCGTCTAGTATTAAACCCACCTGTAGTAGGATCAGATAAAGGATTACTTCCATCATTCGTACCACCACAACAAGCCGCACAAGCAGCTGCTACTTGAGCCGCCAAAGAAGTGCCTCCAGTCTGTAGGGCAGTAGTAATACCGGTTCCTAGAGTAGTGGCTCCAGTAGTAATTGCAGAAGTAAGAGTAGTAGCTCCAGTCTGGTGTGCAGTATTTATCTGAGTAGGCAAAGATACATCTTCAATGTTGAAGATACTATCCATTAAATTTTCTGCCATTTGATCAGCTATTTTATCTGCTACAGTTGTGAGTACGCCTTCAGCCATCTTACCGATAGCATCTTTTAGACTGCTCTCTTCACCTTTAATAAGAGAGGCTATACCGCTAGACAAATTGGACTTTAAAGCATCACGAGTTGTGGCTTGCAGTTCCATCTCTTGCGTCATTTGCTTCTGTTGAGCAAGTTGCTCTTTAATCATATCAGTATTGATTTGATTTAATGGAACACCCTTTTCTAAGTACTTATAAATTTCAGCGTTGTACTGAGCCTGCATACTATTCATGCCAGCATTCATAGAATCAAATTGCATTTTTTGAGTTTTTGCTAATAACTGATTTTGAAGCTGTGCACTTATATTTTGATGAATCTGTAATTCTTGCTGTGCAGCCAATACTCCTTCTCTAGCCAAGTCAACGTTCTTCTGTAAGTTTGCTGTTTCTTTTTCGCTAAGAGTTGTAGTTTTCTTCCCTTTTTGTTCTTTGATCGCTTCATTTAGCTTATCTTGGGCGATTGTTTGCTTTTGAGTAAGAATAAGAGTTTGTTGCGCTCTTTGGTTAGCGGCTTTTTGTAGTCCAAAACTAACAGTACCGGACTGCTCTAGTTTCATTGCGCGCTGTTGTTGCATTAGCTTAAGTTCATTAGCAGTTCTTAACTTAACTAAGTTTAAAAGTTTTTGTTCTAAATCTAGTAGCTTTTCTTTATCCGATCTTGCTTCTTTACTAATCTTTTGTCTTGCTTGTTCGTTTTCAAGGGCTTGGTTAGCCACATCTAAAGCAAGTGCTGCAGATTCTTGTTGATCTGCCGCATTTTCGGCAGTACTTTGAGCTGCCGATAATTTATTTGCTTCTGCTACTTTTATCTTGGTTTGAAGATCTAGTATCTTATCATTCTCTTGTACTTCTTTTATTTTTAGATTCTTTTTCTTATCTTCAAAGGTGATGCCTCGATTAAGTAAGCCATTAATTGTTTTCTGGTTTGCAATCTTTTCTCTTTCATTTTTTACTATTGAGGAACCGATAACACTAATGTCTGCCATCAGCTTTTTATTTATTTCTATTTGTTTCTTTAACTTTTCTTCTTGCTGTAAGCCATGTTCTCTTTGTTTGTTTGCAGCGTCAAGAGCATTTTGAGCAGCTTTAATATCAGCTGCTTTTTGATCAGCAGAATAGCCGCCTCTACCTCGTCTATTCTTTTTAACGGCTTTGTTTTGGATTCTTTCTAGTTCTTTCTGCTTGTCTTCTATTGACTTTACGCCATACTCACCTTCGGCACCTACTTGATCTTGTATACCTTGAAGCTTACCTGCGATTGCATTTCCATCAGCATCGGTAGCACCGCCCATCATTTCTAACTCTTTGCCCATGAGTCGAAGAGCTCCGGCTAAAGGATTCAATGATTTATTTGCACCTGCGAGTTGAGCAAACTCTTGTCTAACAGCTTTAGTAGCATCTGCTAGACCTTTAGTATACTGACCAATTTGCTTGTAGCGATCCTCTACAGCTTTTAATCTGCTTGTTTGTTCTTCGGTAAAGCCTCCAAACTTAGGATCTTTAACAATATCCGCAAACTCTTTCATTTTTGGATTTAGTTTTGCCATCTTATCAAAAGTGCTTACAAGCTCTGCTTTATTCTTTTTTAAATTCTTTGTGCTTTCACCAATTACGCCATTATACAAAGTTTGGGTTCTTTTCAGTAGATCTGCACTTTTTACTGCATTACCTTGTTGCTCTGCCATTTGTGTTGCAGTAAGCATACCGCTATCCGCAACTCGTACAAAACCCTCTATTTCTTCATTTAGAGTTTTCATAGTATCTGTGAACTCTTTTGAAGCGGCGTTTGATTTTTTCACGTTCTCAGGTAGTTTTGATTTGGCAAACCCAATCATAGCAGTTGCAAGCATACCAATCAAACCAATCCAGCCCATTGCAGCAGATAGTTTAGCACCAAAGCCTGCAGCTGCAGCACCTAGTTTTGCCATCCCTGTTTTAACACTAGAGAAAGCTACCTTAGTTTTAGCCGCCCACATTTTAACGTGCATTACTTTTCTTTTGTAGGCACTTCCATGTATCTGCTCACCTTGTTTGATGATACCTGTGCGTATGTTATAAGATCTACGCATATCAGCAACTTGCTGTGCGTTCATACCTTTAAACTTACCATTTTGAACAGTTGTATGTTTTTGTAAAGATTTTTCAGCGTTAGTTAGTACTTTGTCAGC